TCTCTTAGCCCACTGAGCTGCCTTTGAATAGAATGGCATGTCAGTTTCTCCGCCACTCCCGCCAATAGCTCCGGGCGGGCTCTCCGGGATAGGTTTGGTCTTTCTGTTGTAGACAATTTCCTCGGCATTTTCTTTCGATGCAGCGTAGTCAGCAATAGCCTTCAGTCGTTCAAATGCAGTCTTTGGATCCCTGGCATCTTCCATCTTCTTGATCGCATTCGACAGGACGTTCATAATCGTACCGCTAAGCTGTGCTTGCGCATTATCCCCACTGTTCATGGCCTGGAGTAGTTTCATCGCCTCTTTGGCATACTTTTCTCTGAACGCCATGTACGCATCAAAGGCAGCTTTGCGATTGTCAATCTCCTTGCGCTTGCGAGCATCATCAAGCTGGGCCAAATACTTCTGTAAGCCCATTGCTTCTCTCTGCAAGTTAGCCGCAAGTTGCGCCTCAAGCCCCCTGGTTTGATACTCGCCCTTGGCAGTAATGGCATTGGCAATAGCTTCACCAGCGTGACTCAGGCCAACGCCAAGCTGTGCAAGTGTGTGCGAAAGTAAAGGATCGTATGCCATAAAAATCAACCTCCCATCAAGAACGGAAGCATGCGTCCGCCAAGCTCAAGAGAAGATCTCAGCAGGTTACTCCAGAACTGCTTCGTAGCCGCATCCTGCTCCCTTCTCCACCTTTCCTTGATCAACTCAATTCTATCACGGAATGCCTGATCATCAAACTGACCCTGAGCCCTCAGACGATTGTAGAACTCATTAAGATCACTCAAGGCTCTCGCCGCAGACTGTTTCACTGCCTCATTCTGAGACCTGATCCCAGCCCAGGCCCTCTGTAATGCAAGCCGTCTCTGGTGCTCAATAGAGTCAAGTAACCGCTGATGAAATCCACTGCCCTGAAATCCAGCAAGAGCTTGCTGCTCTCCTACGGCACGTTCTCTCTCAAGCGCCTGACGAGACATGGGCGCTGTTGCGGTGTAAAAAGCACGTCTCAGCCAGTCTCCACCAAGGCCATACTGAGCATACTGACCCAGTTCGCCACTCAGCTTTGCCAGTTCTACATCTGGGGACGAAACTGCTGGTTGCATTCCCATAACATTCGGATCGGGCTCATTGGGCTGAGGCATTTCTGTACCGGGCGCTCCAACAGACTCAGGTCCAGGCCCCGACTGAGAATTCTCGAAGGTATCTCGTGGCTGTGTACCAGGCTGCCCCCAGCCCTGCGCCTCCATGTAGCGACGCACCCAATCACTGTAAGGAATACCCATCTACATCACCTCGGAGCAAATGGAGAATAGCCATGGCCCCAACCGTACTGAGGCGTACCATAACTGAACGGGCTTGGCAGCCTCATGCCATAGAGCGTCCGGTCATATGGGTTGAACTCAGGCGGAGCGCCGAACTCCAATGGCCCACTATTAAGGGCCCTGAGAAGATCCTGGTACTGGTTCCTTGCCTGCATAATCTGCTGACTGCCCCAGTAATTAGCCGCAGCGCTGGGCAAGCTACCGAGAAGAGTAGAACCAAGAACAACGCCCCAACTCGGCACATTGGGCAACATCTCTCTCTGAAGGCCCATCTGGACTGCCAACTGTTTTTGCCTGCGCCTGAAGGCATCCCAGAAAGCATCCCTTGCCATCCTCGCTCTCACATCGGCAAGAAGCTTCTGGAGCTGCAATTTGGCAAGGTTTGTATTGTAGAGAGACTCGCCAAAGTACCCCTCACTGCTTCTGTATGGTCCAGCCGGTCGCATTAGTTCTCACCCACCTTGATGAGCTTCGTATGTACCCACCTGCCATCCACCTTGGCGCACAAAAGCACATACGCACCGCTCTTCCTGATCACAATGTCGCCATTCCTACCTTCACGTGGTGACGGCACCCCAATGCCAACACCCGTATCGCCCCTGTCTTTGGCAGCAAGAGCTTCTTCGAGCTCCATTACCTTCCGCTCTAATCGGGCAATTCTCTCGGCAGTGGCTCGATCCATAACTCAGCTTTCTCCAGTTCAAAATCCTGATCTGCAGATCCGCTCAAGTAAATTGCAACTCTTCTTCCCTTCCCTGCAAACCTCACAAAAGCTGTTTTGTCAAGCGAGGAATCAAGCGTTGTTGACATACTCGCATTGATCACCCCATCAAGTCTAACTTTCAGGTCAAGACCGCCGAGCTTACTACCAACAAGCCTTACTCCCCTAACATAAGCCCTGCCAAGATCCAGAGAAGGTGTTTCCCATTCAATGCTCTTCGTCGCACCAGATGAAAAAGAGTAGACCGTAGAGTCGCCAGCACTACTGTTGATAAACATGAAGTAGGCATTCCCATCGGGGCCTGGGAGCCAATACGCGTCATCAATAGTCCCGCCCGGCCCAAAAAGCTGGACTGCACTTAATGGCTCTCTGCCTGTTCTTGATGTGAGTGCAATGGCAAAGAAGTAACTATAGCCAGCACTCTGCCCAACAAGAAGATCGCCATTCTCTTCGTAGATTCCAAGAACAGGATCAGGAACCCACTGCTCGTACTTGTCCGCCCAGGCAAGATCAATACGTTTGAGCTGATCTCCATAGAGCAAAAACACACCGGAACTGTTGGCGAAAAAGACCTGATCAGCCCTCGTGATGATCTTGCGGTAGTCATCAACTCCAAGGCCCTTGATCCGACTTACAACCCGCCAGCCAACTGGATCGTAAGAAGCTGCGCTGATGACATAGATGTTGTTTGTCTTAAAAACGTACAATCTTCCTGGGACATAAGCAAGCGCAACAATGGAATCACCATCGTCAATGCCGATGTCAAAGTAGTTTGTTTCCGGAACAATGTCGGGTTGGTTGGCATAGCTCACGTAGATCCGGTCATTCCTAAGCTCGCCATCTACTGTAACACCAGCATAGATTGCCCTTCCACCAGCAGGAATTGCAACGCCCCAAGGAACATATGGATAGACCTCAGTGCCAACGAGAATGCCAGTAGCATCGTAGGTATTAATGTCATCATCTGAGTATCCAGTAAGAGCGGTGTATTCATCCGTGAGAGGGGAACCGTCAATAACCATGCCGTTGATATCGCCCTTGTTATTGATAGTATCCCAGCTCCAGGCTCTTGCCGAGTTACTGTCATCAACTACATTATCCGACCGATGGATCTTCCTCCACAGTTGCCATACCCCGTCATTCACCTTGATCCAGACACCAATCCAGACGACTCTATCATCGACGTTCCCATCGGCATGGAGATTAAGAGACAAGCTTTTCCCATTCGCACTAATGGTTGTCGTGGCAAGCGATCTGCTTAGATAGCTCACCCCATCAGTACGATGGTAAGTGAACCCAAACTCTACTTTGTCACCTTCCTGGAAATAGGTGTCAGAATCAGTGATCTCAGAAACCTGAAATGCAATCCCACCAGAAGGCGGTAGAGAAGCATTTTCAACAACAGGGGATGAAAGCTTGGTGTCGAGAATCTTCCAGCCACTCGTGAGAGCTTGCCCGCCGAATCGTGTAACGGCGGGGATGTTGATCAGAATCTTGCTGTACGTACCATCTGAGAAACGCACAGCGCCATTGAAAGCCAAGTAAGAAGTCGGGCTAATGCCGATACTTCCCATGTTTGTCCATGTTATTGTCCTGGTAGAAGAAGCCCACGAACCACGGTAGAGTGTGGATCCGTAGACCGCCCAGGGGATCCAGTTGTCATCCCTGTCAAAGAAAGCCCCAGCGAGGTTCACTGGCGCAGCAATAGAGTTGTTCAGAGGGGCAAGCTCCTCATAACGCTTGAGCGTACCCCCATCCGGAACAAGCTGCTGTAGCCTGACAGCAAAGTCAGCCTGCGCAATCTCAGGGTTGATGTTGCTCATCAGCCCTCTTGCCGGATGTTTTATGTCAAGAATCTGCACTTGGCAACCTCATGCTGTAACCGATCTTCCACAATGCCCACGAAGCGAGCGCCAATATAATAACCTCAGGCACGGTAAAACCAACACAAATCATAAGCAGAACGATTGGCGAGTAAAAATCAATCCACTTCACTATGTGCCAAGGCAGCCAGGCTGCACGCCTCGCAACGTTCCCGTCTCTTATGCCGTCACAGAAGGAGACAATCAAAATTGTCACATAGACAATGAGATCCATCACCAGATGTATTTTAGTCTCGCACTTCTCAACATCCAGTTTGTGTCTGAGTCATAAGCTCTAATAGACAATGTGTAGTTTTCTGGCATGGCATAGTCGCCAGTATCAATGGCAACTGTACCCTCACCAACACTAAGAGCATGGCCAAGCCATGTAGCACCAGCAGCCGGGCTGATAGACCAAACATTGATGCTGTCTACAGACCCAGTCGCAATACCGTTGTATGTTACTCTTACCCAAACAGTGTCCAGCTTCACAGTTGTATTGTGTACTCTATTAACCGCGGGCAATCTAACATCGGCTGTGCCCCCAGCAGGGATTTGCAAGTACACGCCGTTAGTAGTACCAAGATATGGGACGTAAGACCCAAGGCTCAGCGTCTGATCCAGTGCAGTCCCACTAATACTACTAGATGTTGGGAATACAGTCACGCCATCATCAACGATTTCAACCTGACTCGTAGATGTGTTGTACCAGATGTAGCTATCTTTTGTCGTCGAAGATGTGGCATCCCACTCATCATCGAGGTAGATCTTTATGCCTGGATAAACACCAAGGCCAAACCTACCATAGAAGAATCCTGACTTCACATATGGCCAGCCAGCCCATCCATACGTGTCGTTGCCATACAGAATGAGCGTATCTTTGTTCACATACCATTCCATCTGTGGTGCGTGAACATCCGCAAACCACCACTGCGTTAAGCGCCCGGCAAACGAACTCACACCAGCCCTGTTGTATGTCTTGACGACTCCATAGCCGTTCACGACAAACAACAAGCTATCACTGTCGTCAGATGTAATCGCGAATGCCTTACTATCGTGTTGCCCCCTCAACGAGAGCTTCATCGTGTCCTGCTGGGCCTTCATATCGGCAACAGTGTTAGAGTATCTTGTTCCGCCGTTACCGAGATTGTAGTTAAAAACAATATTATCGCCTATGGTTCCAGCAGGCCTGTAATCTTCCGATGAAGAATAGAATACAGCATTACCATACGAATAAACAGAGTCAGCATCTGACACGCTTATACCATATCTCCCCGCTCCTGTTATTGTGTTACCGTACAGGAAGATCGGCCCATCTGTATTCTGAACATTAATGCCATCATAAACAGTGTTTCTTATTGTATTGTCATGGACCCTGATAAGTCTTGGAGATGGCCTTGTTGCATCCCTGTAAATCATGACTCCGTATCGCACAGAGTCCAGTACATTGTCAGATACCAACGCGCCATCAATGGCTTTCCAATTCGTCTCGTAGATGTAAATCGCAGGGCCTCTTGTCCCGTTTGTTATTGTGTTGCCTGACAAGTTCAAGGCCTTTGGAGCACCCCTAACAAAAACAGCAGAAGACGGGGAAGCACCAAGGCCACAACTGTCAATGCTGTTGCCTACAACAGATACATTGTACGCGTTCGAATAATAATCGTAGATGTTTATAGCCCTGCCATAGACTCTGCTCATCACATTACCATAGATGAGCACATCCCGTACAAGCGAATTAGCAGAATCAGCATTTGCATAGATACTAACGCCATTTGAGAGATGCGTTAGATCAATGCCCTTGATCGTGTTATTGGCTACAATGACCCTCTTGACAATCTGTCCAGCATTTGGCTCGATATCAATGGCGCCCGGATCAAAAGCACCGTAGAATGTGTTGCCATAGATTACAATGTCATTGCCGCCAACAACACTGATGCCATTTCTAGGACATGGTGGATCATATGGGGAAGAAATGTCTTGCCCGGAGAAGTAGCAGTTCGTTACAGAGATGTAGTCTGAGTCTCTTATATAGACACCATCTCCAACACATTGCGGTACAACAACGCGAAAAATCCTTACATTGGAAGCCGTGTCGACTCTTACAGCATGATCATACTCTGTGGCATACACAGAAGTTGTATCTGGCTCAATTTTAAGATCAGACACAAATACATTGTTCGAACCGCCATCTATCTTGATGGCTGACAAGTCAAACGTGCTTGACTTCTCTGTCTTAATCACACTGCAGGGCCCAACCCCACTTAGCCAGATGTTACTGTAGAGCACAATCGAACTGGTGACAGTAACGGTATCACATTCCAGAACAACCTTGCCACCACCATGAGCATGAGCACTATCAATGGCTGCCTGGATACTATTGAAGTTGCTTACATAATAGATCCCAGTGCCAGGATAACTCTCATCGATATCCTGAGCCCATTGGAAAAGAGCGTAAAATGGATCATCTACATCAGTACCATGAACACCTTTGATCTTTTGCAGGATCTGTCGCTTGGAAAGTCCCCACCAGTCATGGACCCTATCGGTCCCGGCATGGGCAAAAACAGGAATGAAAAGTACGAGGTATGTAAGCAGGCGCTTCCACATCAGTCAACTTCCACGTGATAGATGTCATTCAAACTCTTCCAGTCGCCACCCCAACGGGCATGGACTCCATACACGTCACCTAAATGTTTCCAGTAGCTCCCCAAAAGCTCGTAATCCTCGTTTCTATCCCAGACAATCTCGTCATTGTCATCCAGTATAGCAAGATCCATCGCAAGCCAGTCCTGGTGCTTGCTATGTTTGACCTTACTCTTGCCGTACTCATAGAGCATCTTCTGCTGCTTCTCCGTTCTGTGAAAAGAGAAACAGATAAGCCGGATCCCATTCTCTTTGGCAAAATGGATGAGGTCGGCTATCATCTCAAGAAAGATAGCCCTTTTATCCATCTTGCTCAGTTTCTCTTTAGGCATATCTCTAAACTCGCCTTGACTTTAGATCAGAACCTACTTCAACCCAACTGCTCTTGCAATCTCCTTCTCGCCCTCGAACGGGTCCATACCCTTGACTTTTTTCATAGCCTTGTGGGCCCCGCCGAGTCCAGCAAGAAACGTGCCCACATAGATAAGCGCCTCCCCAATCGGCTGAACCTTTGCTTTCACCGCATAGCCAGCAAAAACAAGTAAAAGGCCAGTAGCTGTCTTAGGCACCTTCTTCAGCTTCTCTAGAAGCTTCATATTGCATCATTCCCTGGATTCTCAATGCCCAACCAATAAAGTAGGTCTGATCATAATCCGACATCTCTTTCCAATCCATGTACCATCTATCCGCATACTTCTCAATGGCTACATCGCCGTACTGGAGCATTTCATCAAGATGGTGCCGAATAAAAAGATGGAGAAGCCTTGCAAGCTTCTCAGCTTCTGCCAGTTTCTCTTTTGCAGCATCAAGCGATTCTGTACGTTTCACTTCCCCTGATCTTCCAGCTTAGTTTCAATTCTCGCAAGCCTATCCTTGATATCGAGAAGAATCCTTGTGTTATCTCTAAGCGCTTCCTGTATAGCTCTAATGTCCCTCTCATTTGTGGCAATCCGCTGCTTGTTCTTGCCAAGATCAGTGTAAGTCCCGGCAAGGAATGTGAGAGAGGCCACAATCAGCATGATGAGAGCTATGATCCAGTTCTTGCCATTTCCATTCATTCTCACCACTCCAAGGAAAGTGTAAGTACGGCGCCATCTTCAACAGGTACAATACTAACCCCCTTGTCTTTGTCATGATGGAATACAACATAGTTCAAAAACACGTAGGAAAAAGTGCCTACATAGTCCGCAACAAGATCTCTTCTACTGAATCCATCTCCACCAAAATAACCCACTTTCTCATACGGGATGTAAGCATCTTTTACTTCCCATACCAAACCTGCAAGCCACGTCAGCAAAATAGCATGATCCAGCCGCATCGTGTTGTCAAGCTGGCTACACAGGAAGTAGCTTCCCATACAGTGAGCCCACTTATCATCGCCAGTCCATGTATCATTGGCTGTGCGCCACTTGCCAATGGCCTGTGCTCGCGTAACTGTAGGAATAACCAAAAGCAGGCAAAGCGAAAGAAAGATCAAAATCTTTTTTGCCATCTCCGATTCTCCAAATTACTATCGTGTCCGGCTTGGCTGTGTAATTCTCTGCTTTCCCGCAGCGCATACAGACACGCCTAACTGGCGCATGCGGAATAATCAAAAGTGTAGTAGAATCCGTATCGACGTAATATGGCTCAGTATATACACCGTAGATCATTACAGCACGCCAAATATGGCCACGCTGCTCGCACAGTTTTGCCTCGTCCGTCTCCCCACAGTGACCAACAACGGCATAGATCAATAACGTCAAAAACAGGAGAGGAATTAGTACCCACCAGACTTTACGCATGTTTACCATCAACGGCCTCCTGGCTTGGCTATCATTGGCCGCTTAGCATCATCCCAATTCTGCTCATCCGCAAACTTTTGTTTGCCAATCTGCTGCTCAACACACTCGGCAATATCCTGTAGATCAAACATGGCATCAACAGCTTCCATTCTTCTGTCAACTAGCTCTTCTTGCTCAATCGTCGGTTCACCTATCTGCTCAAGATATTGTTCCAGCGCCTTTATGGCTCGTTTGATCGCCTCGGCATCATATTGCGTCAAAACGTACCCAGTTTTAATCTCTGTCGGATCTTTCTTCTTTCCCATTGTATTCCTCGATTAGCTCTTCAAGCTCATCTGCACAGTCACTTACACCACCTGCCCAGTTATCGAGATTCAGATATTTCCTCTCAAGGCCACGGTCCCTGTAAGCATCTGGAATTTCCCGCTCTACAAGATCACGCCATCTTTCGACAAGCTTCTTTAGTTCGTCGATTAGCTTCTCTTCTACCACGGCTTAACTCCGATCGCTTCGAGATACGCAGCAGGCGGCTTCCTGATTTTGGCCGCATCGATCCGATACCATTTGCCGTTGATGTTGATCACATGCTTCCGCGGCCTGAGAACGCGCACCCTTGACGTCAGATGCTTTATTGTATCGACAACCGTGACATACACTGTGTCAACAGCCTGCTCAACTGGGATCTGCACTGCTACCGTGTCCTGGTACATCAGCTTCCTACCTGTCAGCTTCTCCAGCACCTTGACAAGATCAAACAGGTTGATGAATGTCCTGAGTCCAGTTTGTGCATTCCAGCTATTGTAAACCCAGTCTCCATCCATGTGAGGAGAAATCACAGTGTTGTTGCCACTGGCGTCGTGCGCGTAGATTTCCCCTCCACTTGCGTAGAGCAACGGATCTGTCGTACCAGCACCTGGAACATCGTCATTTTCGAAATAAACCCGTCGCGTCAGGACGTTCCATGAAAAAGTTGTATCTGCAACAACCGTGTCAATGCCAGCTTTGGCGAAAAACCCATGGTTCAACCAAGCTGTCTCCTGCAGGTTCCCAGCCGTTGTTGTAGCGCCAGAGCTGTAGGGCGTTAGATCGTTGTCGTTGCTTGTCTTGTCGGCAAAGACAGTTGAGGAACTGGCATCGTTGAAATCCCAGCGAGCAACCTCACCCACTTCATGAACGTCAAAGTCGTCTACCCAAAACGAGTCCGGGACGCTCGACGTACAGATGGCGTAGACATACTTGCTGGCCGACACAGCATCACTCTGTACCTCAAAAACGAGGCGCAGTTGCGTCCACGTACTCGGCGCTACAGAAGTTGTCGTTGATACCGCCCCATGAACAGCATCCCAATATTGCGCCCTGAAATCAGCATTAGATGCGCCGTCATGATACACCAAGAACGAAAGCTCGTAAACGTGTGCTCCTAAGGTTGTTGTGAAAGAATTACTGTAGGTGCCGTAGAAGTCTGTAGCCCCGGCATCCTTAGCGAGTAGCGCGTAACTTCCGCCATGCACGTTTGTGGCGTCTTGCGCTATCGTAGCACCGTTGTACAGATTATAGCCAGTCGTCCCGTTTTCAATCCCAGGATTACTTTTTACATTTGTCCAATCCGCATCCTCATATTCCGGATACCCCAGCTCTGCCATTGTCGCCAGGGGCCTGCGGGCGAGAGCGCGAGCAAAGGCATCTGGGTCAGAAGGAGCACCGTCCGTGCCGAAGTTGAACACGCGAGTCACGAGCACCTTGCCGCGCAGGATGACGCTACCGTATGAGTTCGTACCAATATAAAATCCAACGCTATTGTCCACGTCGCCGCTAATGGCAGAAATAGACGTCGAGCCGAGACTCTCGCCATCGACATAAAGGTACTCATTGCCATCTCGGTCATATAGGCTAAGAATGTTGTATGACTTGCTCGTTTGCGCATCAAAGTAAAAATCTTTAGAGACAGCGGTACCACCTTGCCGCATGAACAACACAAGCTTATACCCAGTTGCATCCTTTTGCTGCGACAATTGAATCATGTTAGTCGCATCGTAGCCCTTTGACCACAGAATGGCATGATTCCCGTCGTATGCCGGTAGAGAATCGAAAACAACTGTCTGGAAAACAGCATAATCAGAGTAGCCAGGATCGAGACCAGATTGAGATGCGTCAGCGATAACGGCATACTGCTGACTAACAGAATCACACTGAGCGGCTTTCTTCCACGGTCTCACCTTCAGGTTTGACCAGAAGCCAATCGTATCCTTGCCAGCCGTGTGCTGGACAATAACATCCGTCCCCATCTTAACCCAGCTTGAATCCTGCACCCAAGCGGCCGCATGCTTGGCACTGTCTGCAATTGAGGCAGCCCGCGCTGAGTCGGCAAAAGCACCACTACCACCAGTACTCCAGCCGGTCTGACCATAGAGCAAAGCCGGGAAAATCAGAAGAACAAAAATAAGTTTCAGTTGCCGCATCATCAAAACCTCCTAGCGAATTCTGAATGCAGCATGAAGCGTGATATTGAACGTGCCACTAGCAGTGAACTTGAACTGAACTCCGTCACAGTAGCCCCAATTCGTGTCCTTACTAACCACAAACTCCGTACTTGTAGAAGCCGAGCTGAATGTACCAAGCGTGTTCCAAGGACCATACTGCAAGTTCTCATCGTCCACGCCGTAGTACTTCCTGTAACTCACTGTCACAGTCGGCATGGAGCCGCTATTGAGAACAGCGTAGACAACCAAACTGGCATCGCCGTTGTAGTTCCTTGATGGAACAAACTTCAACGTCCTGGAGGTAGAAGTTCCGGTAAAAGTCGTCGTGTAGGAAGGAGAGTCATCCGTTCCAAAAATCCCCTTCCAGCCCGTGTCAGCCGCAAAGGAAACAAGAACAAGGGACAACACGATAGCCAGTACAATTCCAATCCGTTTCATCTCATACCTCCTAAATGCTTGCATCGGTTGGGATATCAAGGATTAAATACCTTGCCCTGGTCTCATAATTGGCCGCAGCAAGTGGGTCTCCATTGGCCGAAACAATGAACGATATCGCAAGATTCTCAATGGCAGAGTCAGCAATCCTGTTCCCTGACACAGACGAACTCATACTATCTTCCGTAACCTCTGAAAGAAGAGCCTGGTAAACAAGAACAATCTCATCCACATCAGCAGCCTGCTTATAGCCGCTATCAAGACTGAAATCCCACAAATACAGCTTCGAGCCAACTGGCTCCCAAACCGTCTCAGATAGTTCATCAATCGCCGTATAAGAAAGCTCCGTTCCAGCGTACTTGTTCAGCCTCTTGAGATACTGGCCCGTATCAGAAATTTTCACTCTCCGGATCTTAATAAGATCTGTGGGGAGATCATACTCATTCCCGCCAGCTACAGTAGGTGACAGAGTAGTGGACTTGATGTTGATCGGCACGGCCGCCGCTACCCTGGAAGCTGCATCATTGATTGCCATCAGAACCTCAGACAAAGGCACCTCGTCCTTGACCCCATGGCGAGCAGCAACAGTACGAATATGTGTCACCATATCGGCTACAGTCATCGCATCTCCTAAGCCATGAGCTTGAGCATGTTCATCGCCTCGTTCAGGTTATCCTCGCCAGGGGCCGTGAGGCCAAGAGCTTTCAGAGCTGCTGATGCAGCCATGTACTCGATAGGCGTCAGTACCCTCTCATTTAGCTTTTCCTCAAGATGAGTACTCGAACTATCGAGACTGCCGTAATCAGGCTCAGAAATAAGCTCAACATGAATGTGCCCAACAAGGCCAGAATCGAGGTAACCATCATTGCAAATAGGCCGCCAATAAATTTCATCGCCCTCTGTCCACCATACAGGTTCTAGTTTGCTGTAGAACGTATACAGCCCTGCCTTAAGCTCATCAGCAATCGCTTTCTCGATTCTCCTGGCTGGGTAAAAAGTTGTTGCATCACTGTTCGAATCGTAGATCAAACTCTTCGAGATAGAAACCTTCGTGATCCTCACACTGTCTTTGGTGTAGTTAGTATAAAAACCGGACCAGCCGTCTACGTCAAGAGGCACGCCACCAGCCGAATTGTCGATATCAATAGACAGGGTCTTGTGGTATTCGCCACAGTACTGGGGATCGACCACACCGAACACTCGTACTATCGCCGACGAGATAAAAGCATCGAGTTCATCATCGGTTGGCACGTCCGCAGTAGACGGCTGGCCCATGATACGCCTAACTGCCGCACGAATATTCTCAAGAGATGTGTAGGCCATTACTCCTCTTCGACCTTGTGCGGATTCTGCTCAAGCCAGTTAATTAGCTCTTCTTTCTTCATCTTCTGAGCATCCTTGAGTCCACGAGAAGCAGCGGCGTGGACAAGATCGGCGCGAGACATCTTATCATAGATAGATGCCTTCCTCTCCGCAGCCTCTTTCTTGCCGTAGACCTCTTCCCATTCCTCAACAGGAAGAACATACTGTTTAAACCTCTGCTCTTTGAGGCGCTTCACCCATGCCTCGTCATTGACCTCAATGACCTCAGAATTGCGAAAATCATACGGCCCGATTTTGCAGGCAAGAACACGACGAAATAGCATGGTTTCCTCCATTTAGTTTAGAGGCCAGGGGCACCTGTACCCCCAACCTCAGCCCCAAAATTACGTCAACTCGAACAGAGCATGCGACTCGATCTGGTCAAACCACAAACCTTCGATGCTGACATACTCGTGCCAGGTGTAGAGATACTTGCGCTCCTGAATGTTCTGACGGAACCGTGGCGGCTCCCACTGAGCGCGGCCAATATGCTCCGGGTCCACAATAATCATGTATCCAGCATCCGGCCCGCGAAGCAACGGGTCAAGAACCAGGTTCAACGTACCAAACTGATGCTCAATACGCTTCACCTGGAAGCCAAACCGCGTCTGCACTGTCGGTGCAAGCTGGAAATTGAATCCAGAGTTACCGGCGAACGAACTACCAGAGCCAACCTTGCCAAACCAAGCAATCACATCGTAGCCGGCAAAGCCATACAGCGTCTGTTTGGCATTGGCATACTGGGCAACCTGCTTCATGTCATCAACGAAATCATCCCACGTATACGTGGCCGAATCCGCCACGAAGTAGTTTGCACCAGTAAGGCTCAGATACTTGATCGCACTGATGATGCCCTGAGTCAGGGTGACAATGTTGCCGTCAGAGTCAGTAATGGTAGTAGAAGGAGCACTCACGCCATTGGGACGCATGCCAAAGTAGAAATCCCTGGCGATATTCATCTTGTGCTCCATCGCCTTTCGCTGAATCTGAATCGGCATCTCTTTGCCACCGCGCAGAACCGCACGGATCATCTGGTCAGTCAGCTTCAAGCTGGTACGGAATGTCTGAACCGAGTTCCACAAGGTGGAAAGATCATCGTACCAGCTATCCGGTGCAGCAGAACCCTCACCATAAGCCGTACCAACGATATCCAGGACATCGTTATCAGCGAAGGAAGGAGTGCCGCTGCGGTAGATCGTGGTCAATGTCGCACTCAAACCATTACTCGCAACGCTCTTAACCCGCATGTAGGCCTTAAGTGTTCCAGCAGAAGTACGAACACGAACCACCTGGCCCGGAACAACAAAACCAGGAGCCGAACCAGAGCCATCGTCGATATTCGGCGTCACATCAGAACCAGCCGCAGGAATCGCATCCGTCGAGCCGTTGATGTAGAAACGGAAACTATCGACAACGATGTTTTTGTGATAAAACAGCTTGAAGTCTACATCCTTGAGCTCATTCCCACCAAGAGTGCGCAATTTCGACACAAAGGTATAAAAAGGCGCAACATTTGGGTAGAGCTCACTAAAAGTATTCGGCCTTAGATAGTGATCCCTCCGGTCCGTAGCGAGAACAGTACTCGCATTTGGATCACCCAGGGCCTGAATTCCGGTCGATGCCATTGGAGCTCACCTCCACTAATAGTCAAGTACCTGCTGATTCCCAATCAAGAAATCAGTGAGCATGTCACCAAATGACTTCGGCTGGGCTTTTCCAGCTCTACCACCAACAGCAGATGCTGGCGGTGCCTGTGGCGGCTCTCTGTTCACTACCTCACGCGCCACCTGTTTCGCTTTTTCTACTGCAATCCCATTCTTCATTTTGAAGAATTCCCACATGTCTTCAAGCGTAATGTCGTTCGGATCGGTTAGGAACTTAATGAAATCGTCGGCATACGGTTCTGCCTCTTTGTGCTGACCAAAAAACTCTGCCAGCACCGTCTGCACCTGCTGTTGCTGCTGTTGCTGAACCTCCCTCTGTTGCAGGGTGTTGATGAACTGCTCAACTCCGGTTACCTTCTTTGTTACTTCCTCAAGAACAGGAGAAAGGGATCCGGCAATCTGTTTGGCGATTTGCGAATAGACCCATCTCCCGCTCGGAGTATTCGGATCAAAAGCTTCCGTAGGATCGAAATCCTCAGGCTTCGGTACGTCGGGAATCTCAAGGCGCGGAACAGCTTCCTGCTGCTCATGAGCGCCCTGAGGTTCCGACCTGCCACCCACCGTGCTTTTGAGCGAATCCAGAAACGCAGCATACATCTCCGGATTCGATTGAATCATGTCTACAAACTGCTTGGCCTGCTGGTATTCCTCTGGAATCTCACCAGAACCCTCGACCTTCTCAAGATACTCATCAAGGGCCTGCTCGAACTCTTCTTCGGTCCAGAACTCCTCATCCTGAGCCTCAGCAGCCTGCTCAACCGCCTCTTTTGCTACTTCTTCATCCTCAGGTGTTGACACCTCTGGTTCAGCGGGTTCCTCTTCTGCCTCGATAACCCCTTCTGGCACTTCACCAAGAAGCGCCTTCTGAAGCTGATCAGCAAGATCGAGCGTAGTCTCAGATCCCTGGATAAACTCGTCGCCCTCAAGCGGCTGTTCTTGAGTTCCCTCGGCGGTCTCGTCGACCTGACTTTTCACCGTTTCTTCTGGCATGATACCCTCCTAGCAAGGTACGGACTTACCTTTCGTCTTCCAAGCAGCTTTTGCAAATGTAGCCTTTTTGACAATCGCTTTGTTCTTCGATCTCAACCCCCGACAAATGCAACTTGCCGTGACCCCTTTGTATCCCTGGCGCTTGCACCAAGCAGTAAAAGAACCAACCGTTCCATTAACCACCATTCTGCGCCGAGCCTGCTGCATCCAATATCCTTTATTCGCCACCTTTACCACCTCTCTTTGCTTCCTCTGCCGCTGTCTTCAGATTATCCATGACCAGAGAAAATTCTCTCTCAGCCCTCAGTCTTTTCTCAGCTTCCTGGCGCTCAAGACGGCTGGTGATCTCAAGAATCTTGTTCCTCAGTTGCGTCATGATCAACTGATTCTCCTGGATCTTGTTTTTGTCCTCAAGCATCTTGGCATATTCAGCCATCTCTTTGATTGCGGCCTGAAGCTGAGCAAGCAAGCTCTTGCGCTTAATAAGTTCATCCTTGTTTGGGATTGGAAGCATTTGCATCAGCGCAATATCGTCAAGCAATCCATCATGGTAAAGCTGAGCGTAGAACTGAAGCTCAGCCATGCGTGAGGAGAATGTGTATTTGTTGACATCCACCCTCACATCGTAGATACCAACGGTTACATCATTGATCGTTTCAATGGCCCGTTGAGACACACTGTCATAGAGCGGCAGGTTCACCGCGATCTCTTCCATCTTTTCCGGTTCCTGCGGATTCACTATCCTGATAACCTGAAAATCGGAGTAATACTTCTGAACAAGCCGGATCAACACCCTGCCAAGTCTCTCTACAGCATCAGCCGTGTTCTGCATAACGGGTGCGATCCTACGCCTGGCCCACTCCTCCATAGCCAGCGTAGCAATCCCAGTCCTCGGCACCTTCTCTGGAACGCCAAGGCTCATGGACGAAGAACCAGCCGTGTACTCGAAATCGCGCTTAATGTCCTCAAGAAGAGCAAAAACAGCAGGAGGAAGTGGGTTAACGTTGAGGGGCTCAGGCTTGAGAAGCTTGTCAGGCAATGGTTTGATACTGATGTAGCCGATGGGCTTCGAGAGTTCTACCTGGATTTCATCCTTGTCCACAGCGTTCTCTGGACCCATGAGCCTGACACCAGCAGTAGCAATACCATGGGCAACGATAATCATGTTAAGCTTATTGAAAAGCTGCTGCTGGCCCCTGATCGAACGAACAAGACCTATCGGTTCTGTATTGCCAAGATGCTCATACCAGGCTGGTACAACGGGATAAATCGGATAGTTGTCAAACCAGGTGTAAAGCGTATCCTTAGCAACACTGTCGTAGCCAAGAATAGCCTCGCGCTTGATCACAGGAAGATTCGCTTCCGTTACCATGACCTCGTTATCAATGGCAGAGCCATACTGTTCCCTGAACTCAGAGAACTGCCGCGAGTCCATGATAACAGTGAGCGGCTTCTCAGGCACAAGAGACGTAAGGACGTAGTGTTTTTCCCTTTCCTGGTAATAGCGCTCAAGATAGAGCACATTGTCTTTCTGCCCATCCGTCACAATCTTCCAGAGCTTGATATTCTCTTCGCTGTAGCCAGATGCCGTTGGAACATCCTCGATTGACGAAGCAATCTCATCAATCCTATCAGCATACTCCGGGAAAAGTACCTTCGCCCTTGCCCTGGAAATGTAGTTTGCAACGTAAACATAGGCCGCATCGGAGATATCAGGACGAATGGATTCGGGATCCGGGAAAACTCTGTACCAGGGGATGTAGCCAACAAAGATCTCAGGGCGACCATCAATGGGATTGCGGTCTACGAAGGCGTAAAACCAGCCTACGCCATCGGTAACCTGGTCAGTGACCACCTGTTTTACTACACGAGGATAGTTCGAGCGATAGAGGATGTGATTGAGGATGCGGCGATGGAGGTCGGCCTTGTCTTCGTCACCACCGGAGGCAGGGACCACAGTCGGGCCAGGCATGTAGGAAACAATCATGTTGACCTGGTGACTGACCTGAGGCAGGATCCTGTTTACTACAACAGGTGCCTGGCCACGCTCTTTTAACTGCTTGATCTCCGATTCAGTGTATTGAATAGAGTTTTTGAACTCGTGATCGACATTGGCTTCACTCATCCATGTCGTGCGATTCTCACGAGCTTTTTCGTATTCAAGCAGTATCTCCTGTGGATCCAAACTCTTCCTCCGTCTCTGGCCAGAGCTTGTGCAGGTTCACACTCTCAAGGCGTTTTACCTGCTTGACTTTCCCATCGTAGATCTTGAAATGCAGCTCCCCATGAAAATGCACTTTTTCCAGTTGGCGCAGAAAGCTAATCAGCTTCACCGCGTCCATATTGAGTACAGAGACTCTCTTTTCCATCAGTCTTCGTCCAGGTTAGGCAGTTCGATGTTGTGATCTTTGGCCCATTCCTCAAGCGCCTGCTTGGTGCCATCTTTGGCAGCATCATCAAGCGCAGAAGGAGTTCCCTCTACGTAGTCCTCAACAATCGTGTCAACAATAGGATACATCTCAACAACATAGAGAGAGGCAGAGCGCAGGCCAAGCTTCTTTTCCACCGCGTCAATCGTTAGCTTCGTACCGATCTTCGCCCCAAGCTTAACCAGCGGAGCAAGTGCACTGTCCAGCGGCAACTCCACACCAAGGACTTTCATGGCAGGTCCTCCATCTTACAGTACAATCCATTCTGGCATTTCTGCTTGTGATTTCTTCCTCTTAAAGGGCAAAAAGCGCTTCCCTCTCTTCTCTTCAATCTGCCTCATCGTCCGTTCGGATGGCGGATACGATCCTTTGTAGGCAAGCCAGAGGGCATCCGTAATGTCATCGTGCTGAGGCTTGGGGTAGTCATCAAGTTCGCCAGTGAAATCAGAATCCATGAGGCGCTTATTGATGAGTAACCGTCTGTCTCTGAGCGGTCCAGCAAGCGTCATCGCCTGCCTGTGCTGTTTCGAGACGGCATAGTTAATCCCGTCTATCCTGATAAGGGGAATATTCCAGGAATCCCTGTATTGCATTTCATCAAGAAGCCAGCTCCTCAGGTATTCCTGCTGAGCAACAGTCTCCAAGACAACCCCATCAGGCTTTAACTCTTCCACCATTTCAAAGAACCAGTTCACAAAAACATGAGGAGGAAGTTTCCGGCGCCAGGCGTTCCAGACGTAACGCCTGCCTTTCTGGTCTACAAGCAAATCAACAAAGCCAGTATAGTCCCCACCCGCTGTTCCAAGGGACGGATCAATCCCTACAAACCGTGTAACTATACGCTTTTCTCCATTAATTGTCAAGTATTTTCCTTCAAGCTCCCCTTCAAAAAAGCCATAGTCAGCAAGTTCTCTTTCCTCTGGCGAGTACGGTATGTTCATGTACTCCTGCCAGAAAAGACCCTCCTCGCCTATTTCGGAGTAGCGCTTGAAGATGTTCTGAAGTTCTTCTGGAGGGAATCGCTCAGGCCAAATAGGCTCCCCATCCAACTTCCCGTTCTTGGTAGCCTGGTAAAAGTAGACTTCCCAGGCGGACTCCTCGGCAGTCGCTCCCCTTCTGATCCGTGCAAGAATAGAATCGTTGTGAACAATAGTACCAATGAGCCATACCTTCCCATTGGTCGGATGGATACCAGGCAAGACAGCGGCATAGAGAAGCCTCCTGTTTTTGGACCTCTGCTCAGCCGTCTGCGTATTCAGCTCAGATTCGATGTCATCCCCAATAACCTTGGTGAATCTGGCTGCATTTTTAGCAATGAAGCCGCGGATATCCTGGAGAGACCCCCTGGCAAGAATCCTGGTAGAGTGGCCTGTCTCCACATTGACAACAACAATCTCATCGGAGCGGGAAGTCTGGAGGTAGAATGGCCCAAAGATATCGTTGAATTCTTTGTTCCCTTCAAGCTGGATACGAATGTTCTCGATGGTAGACGTAGCCTGCTTGTGGGTTTTGTGGATGACAACAACAAAATCCTCACGGTCGTAGGCAATATCGTACAGCGTACCGATGATCGAGTTGATACTGGTCTTCCCGTGGCCTCTTGGACTGATAATGCAGGCAAAGCGAGGCTGCCTGCGCATGATCTCAAAGAACTTGGAGTGAAGAGTCTTTGAGAAGGGCTGTTTCACCATGTCGGGAAACAGCGCCTTCGCAAAGACAGGTGGATCACGGAGCTGTTTTTTGAGATCTTCTATCATCCAACTCCCTCAAAGGCGGCAATAAAGTCGTCATCCTGAGCAGACATAAGATCACGCAATCTCTCCGAGACGATCTTCATGGCTTTGTCCTCGCTGATGTAGACAAAAACAGTGAAACGATCTAGCTCCCTCAAAACAGTAATCTGATGAGCACCATGAGAAAGCCAACGAGAAACAATTCCGCTCACTTTCGCCGGTTCTTTCTCGTAGAACTGAATCTCAACAGACGCGGAACTCTGCAGGTCCCACACGGTCCCGGCGTTAAAAAGAGAAGCCATTCCAATATTCGTGAGCTTCACAACAACGGAATCATCATCTCTAAAAACATCAAAGTGCTGACATTCAGACGAGTCCACTGGTTTACCGCAAATCGGACAGTCATCATCCGGATTAGGAAATCGTTTCTCCATGTTCAATCTCCCATATTAGTTTTTCGCACTCGGTTTGAACAAGATCCTTGATGCTCTCTTTCCCGAACAGATCATGAATCATCCTGCGAATCTTGATTTCGCTCACTCTTCTCTGGTGTGCTATCGCCCACAACCTCGAAATCTGCTTCTTCGATATGGTTCTCGCCGGAATAAATCTGAGCACCCTTGAGCCTCCCCTTGATCACGTTGCTCGCTTCGCTTGCAGGCGGAAGCATCTTCTCTTTCTTGAAGAGGCCAACAAGATCGGCCAATCTGTCGTTCACCTTGAGCTTCACAAGGTCATTCTTGCTCTCCTCAAGTAGTTTCAGATAGTTCGAGAGAACAAAATTCTTGTCAATGCCAAGCTCAGCGAGAATCTCAGAGAGAACCTCTCGTGCCACTTTCATAACCTCCGGATTGTAGATAAAGCGCTCAGGCCGCTTAAGGCGCCTGCCATAGACCTCGTAGTAAGCCTGGTCAAGAGATCCGCCCCTGGCCCACTTGATGATCACCATTCTGACAAGAAGCTCCCTTCTCTTTGAAGTAATTGAGTTGAGAAGGGATGCACGCCTCGTCGAATTTCTTGTCTGAAACGGATAATGCTGAATAACCTGACCAAATGGTGTTGTCGCAATGTAGCGCCTGTTTTTGTGATCGTAGAAAACATAGAGTACGGGAACAACCTCTCCGTCTGCTGACAGGATGTACTCGGCTTCTTCATCCCAATCCTGCCACGTTTGATACTCAATGCCGAGAATATCGGCCTCTGGCCGGTCAAAAACAAGCTGTTTCCCGTCCGTTGCGTTGACGTACCTCATCAGTCCTCTTCAACAATGTCAAATCGATCAGGCGCGTAGTCGTATCTACCTTCCATGTCAAGCAGAACGAGATCTCCGTCCTGTATCAGAGCCCAGCACTGAAGCTCTTCTGGATCGATATTAACAGCCCATGTCTCAACCGTGTTTTGAGATACGTTTCCATGTATTCTACATCCGCCTCTTTCTTTGTTTTTTTATCAAAAACACGGAAGAATGGCCTGTCGTAGTAGACACCAAGTGCCTTTTCCTTCGCCTCATCTTCGTTCTTGGCCCTGACGAAGACATTGGAACCAACCATCTCACCACACTCAACATTTACCGTGTCAGGTAGCTGGATAATATCAATCGGTTCGCCAACATCTTCGTCAAGAACAACAAGGAAGAGCTTCTCACGTTCTTCTGTTAGCTTGCCAAGTCGCATGTATCCTTGAAATAGCCTTCTCGCCCTTGCTATGGCTAGCTCTGCGCCAATCGCGTCCACAGTAACCACAGTAGTGCCATCTAGGCCAGAGCCAATATCGCCATCCCTGTAATTCTTGTAGCTAAACTCTTCTTTAAGACGCCCCTCAAGAGCCAACACATCAGTAGGAACACCTTCTCCGTTAAACCTCACGTTAAAGAGCGGCATGACTCATCCTCCTGTTTTTTGAGTTAAAAGACTTCATTGAAATGGTTTTGGATTGGTTCATAGGTTTTAAATTGAACGCCAATCTTCTTGAGATGTTCCGCAAATTCTATCCACGTCAGATCGTAGTAGTTGAATGGGATCTTGTGGAACTCATGGTGAAGAACCCTGGCAATGTAGTACGCAAGATAAGCAGTGTTAAAGCACTGCTGGTTGTATTCAGGAAATACAACAACATCAAAACCATCACCCACAAGGCTATTCATGACGTCAAATAGCTTCTCCTCATCGGCCTCCCTTTTTTTAACAAGAACAGCATAACCATCTTTCCTCTGAACATACGAGATAATCGTATCCCCATAGGGAACCAGATACTCCCAGTCAGGGATCTGAACCCTCCGGTAGAGTCGATTTCCTTCATCATCCATGACACCAGTCCTGACAAACTTATACCTCGGCCTCCTCGTCCTGTAGACAAGATCAAGAGCAGAGGAAACAGCCTGGAGAATAACCGGTTTCTCCTTCTTCCTCAACTCTGCTGCCAGCTTCAACAGCTCATAACCTTTCACTTTAGCTTTCCTCATGTAAATAATACAGAACTTTTTGCAAGATTTTAAATCTCTCTACTGCCTTTAACTACCGTAGTATCACAAAGTTCCATTGTTACAAAAATTTCAGGAACTTTTTTCATTTCTCAAGCGTTCTACGCTTGCTAGTTTAGCAACTTACAGCTTGCTTGGCAAGCTTCTTTAAGCAGCTTGCTAGTCGGATGGGGTACTTGCCTTAGTAAATCTTGCGTCCCGGGGGTTGTTTGCGAAGGGGGGCGTAGCCCCCCATTCGCGCTTATTTCGCTCTTACATACCTGGTTGAACATACTAATAAACTTGATCATAGTCAATAGCGAGCAAGGGGCGGGGCGCTTCGCAACCCTGCCCAGCCCCTTGCGAGCGTGATGCTCCGAATTGTGGGGTAGTCTATGCTTACTGAAACTGCAAGCATGCTTAACTACTTGTTTTTGCTATCCTTGTAAGCTTTCCCGCCAATTTTCTCATTTTGTTGTGCAAATTTGCTCAATTTTTTGGAACCAGGGAACAACGCTACGCGTTAAAGAAGTTGCGGGAGGGTGCGTTCTTTTCTGGGGACAGGAGGGTGTCTCAAAAACAGAGGTTGAAATCGCAGCACTGGATGTGCTTCTCCCCAGCAGTCTTGCCTGCCTGAACTTTCACTCCTTGTTTTTGAATGTTCTTTCCTTAACTAACAGCGTTCAAAATTTCAGAGTTGTACTAATTTGTGAGTGAGTACTCTATCCCCCTGTAAGCTCAACTTTCAAGGGTGTGGGTACCCCCTTCTGTTTTTGCAGGTTGTTTTTGCTTGTGCTCTCTTTCGCCTCGCTTCGCTCGGCTTTGGATGGTCCTGGGGGATGCCATGGAGAGAAGGTAGTGAACCAAAAGAGCGAGGTGCAACATGAAAGGCAGAGCCTGGACATGGACCCGCAGGGGAATCGCTCCAATCAGCGTCTCGGAAATCAAAGAGACATTGGAGTCTGGCAGCAACGTTGGTGTGGCAAGTTCAGACACGCCAGCAGATGAACTCGCCAAGACGCTCAGCAAGGCGCTGGGTGTCGTGGCCACTGTCAGAACAGCGGAGAGTGGCACCGATTGGGTGCTGCTAATCGCCGGAGCAGAGGAAGAGGATCTCTCTACTCTGCTTTCCTGACGTTCTTGCACAAGCACGCCTGTGCATCTCACACAGGCGTGCTTGGCTTTTTTGCTGCGGAACTCAACACATCTTGGGTTTCCGCAGCTCAAACTGTGGCAGAGTAGCATATGTGTAGAGAATCTCAACATGTGTACCAAATGGTACATGGTGTGAAATGGAATTTCACAGGGGTGTTGGGTTTTGTCAACACTCACTGTTGAATATTCTACACCGTGCAGCATTTTCGCACATAAACGTCCACACCTAGTAAACTCCAGCCACGCGTGGTGTGGGTACAAAAACAAAGGATCTGCAGGAGGGGACAAAATGCAATCTCCAGAAATTAAATCAAAAGCAGTGTTCACAGTTCAAGAATTGGTCCAGGCGCTTGAGAGTCTCGGCTGGGATGTGAGATACGTCAGCCCGCTCATTGACAAAGAAAGCCTCTCTAGCCACAGCTTCATGGCATTCGAGCCAGGCTATGACCGGAAAACAAGAACGGGTTACAGCATTTACACCAACCTCGACAAAGACGAAATCATACTCGATTATGAGTATGATGGAGAAATCATTGAAACAAGGCCAGCATCAGTGGCAGCTTTTCTCATCTGGGCCACATTCTACGCATACACAACGCTCAGATGGAAAACAAAGCAGTTTCTTAAGAAAGCTACAACATTCAAGGAACTCAAAAAAGTCGCGTTACAATTTGGGGACAAATATCCACCTGGGATACTACCGGAGTAACGCCTGACACCGCCAGGGTGTCCCAATAGGGATGCCCTGGCTTATTGTAGAAAATCTCAACAGCCTAAACTGTCCAACTGTGCAAAATTTGCACACCTACAATCCGCCAACTAAACAGGATGTTAACTGGCTATAACAAACAAAAACAGGAGGAAATCTCATGAAGCCAGTCAGGTTAGTACTAGGTCTGCTGCTTTTGGTCGGAGTCTACTTCTTGAACTTCAACCAGAGGCTCTACCATCTCGCAATCAAATCGGACGAGGTATTCTTCGGCACGACTGCGCTAATCATCCTCCTTGTTTTTGTTGCAGTGGTTCTCATTGTAACCGGGATAATGGAGGGGGAAAGTGAAGACGATCAATTTCCACTCGGAAGAAATCGGAGATAGAGACCTGCTCCGCATCAACACAGATTTCGGAACAGTCACGATCCACCTTGGGCTCAAGAACGACGCAGGAAGCCCAGTTACTCTTGTGGAAATTACCCCAAATAAGGAAGCTGTACTCATAGGATACGGCAACAACTACTTTGTCTACCCAAAAAGCAAACTGAAAAGGAGGGCAAAGAAATGAAACAAGAAACAGAAGAAGAAGTCCTGCGTACCGTCATGGAACTCCAGGAAAAGCACGTGAGTTACATCAGCACACAAAAACCAGTCCATCTGAGAGGCGCCCGTCAGAACCGCAATAAGCGAACAAGTCCATGGGCTCAGGCCGTTCGCCGCCACGTTCTTGCAGGCGAAGCAATCAAGGATATCTACTGGATCTGGGAGCCAGGTCCGTGGCCGAAATACTTGGCTGCGGCTATAGAATATCCAGACGGCTCAATGGACGTCACGATCCTCAAGTAAAAACACGGGGCGCGGGCAAAAAGGCTCGTGCCCTTGAACAAAAACAAGAGAGAAGGAGGTCTAAAATGTACGCAGACAGCTACGTAGAATGTGACATCTGCCATGCCCACTGGCCAGAGGACATGGTATTTGTCATTGGTGAAAGAGTGGTCTGTGAAGAGTGTTTTTGGAGAGGACTCGAAGTAAAAACGGAGGCAGAGAATGTCTACAGAGATCAAGAAGAAAATCAAAGAGATTGAAGACAGTTTGGCAGTTCTAGCAAAAGAAGTCTACAACAAAACCAAAATCAGACCAGGTAAACCAGCAGACCTAGTTCCAAGAGGAATTCCTATAGCGCCAAGAAAAGAGCTCAAGGTACGTTGCTTAACTATCAGAATCGAAGCAACCTACATGCTAGACCTGCCAAGGGTTAGAATCTACCTTGTTTTTGAGTCAGCGGGGGAGTATATTCCTCCTACCGGCCCACAGATCTATTCAATTCCACTCGAAGATGTCGAACTGTCAGTCAAACCTGCAAAACAACCTGGCTGTTACCACAGTTGGATCAAAACCGGAAAAGAATACACCTGTGAGACGTGTGGCAAAACAGTAGAGCCGAGTGAATTTTGACAAAGGAGAAGAAGATGCAAAGGACTATCCCTAAGGATCAACAGTCAAGGAAAATCAGTTACCCTGACGAATCTTTTCAGAACGTCATAATCACGCAGTGGGAAGAAGATGAGATCTCAAATGAAAAGGGCCAAGCAGTAAGGGTGCGTGCATCCTTTAAGCTTGGCGCGATTGAGATCAAAAGAACATTATTCTTCCCAATGGATCGGCTCTGGAGTCTGGAACACTGGTACATTGCCGCAGGACTTAAGCCTACAGAGTCCGAATATGGCAAGGTCTACCAAACAGACGAGATGATTGGCAAGACGATCAAAGCATTCATCTACAAGGATACATCGGGCTACCTGACTATCGGCAAGACCCCTCCCTACGCAGACGAAAAGCTTGAAGACTACAAAAAGAGAAACCAGTGGTGGTTAAACAGAGAACGGCCTCAAAAGCAGGAGGAAGACGAAGCAGGTGAGCCCTTGCCATTATAAAATAGCGGGAGGGGCTTATGCTTGTCGAAATAGCTACGTTCGGAGAAAGGGTACGGAGAGGGAACTTCGTACCCTTTCAAGATAGAAAGAACTTCTATGGCAAAGAAGAGATCCACAGGTCCATTCTCGTCTACGATAATGTCCCAAGACTGGTGGACCTGTGGATTGATGTTGACCATCCAACCGAACAAATCCTCTCGCAGCTTAAACAAACCCTCAAGGACAGCGGACTGCAACACGAGATCTGGTGGTCTGGTGGAGGCTACCACATAAATCTCCAGGACGGATGGGACTTCACTATTGAAGACATTGAAACAGGCGTTGTAGCACAGACCATCAAGAAATATTTCCCCTACGCTGACATCCAGCGCTACAGGAGAAACCAGCTTATCCGTCTGGAGAATACATTCAATAGGAAAAGAGGCCTCTGGAAAATAAAACTGCCAGAGCTCCTTGACCCCGAAGATGCAGCGAAGCTAGCCTCAAAACCACCCAACTCTCCTGTTCCTTCCGCTGTTTTTGAGAAAGTCAAAATCTTCAAAAAAGAGAAACCAACCACAAAAACAAAAGGAAAGTCACCAGAAGTTAGAGACAGACCATTCTGGCCACCGTGTATCCGAAACATCTGGCATGAAGGTCCAGTCAGAGGATCTAGACATATCAATGCTCTTATCCTGGCTCAGTTCTTCAGACGCTGGAACTTCAACCAGGATGAGACGCTCCACATGCTTTCCTACTGGCTGGCATCAGACCCACTGCCAGATGATGAGCTTAAGCACGTAGTCTCCGAGGTCTTCAAGAAGGGGTATGTCTACGGTTGTAGTTCACCGGAACTCCAACCGCACTGTGAACTCCCCTGCCCATACAGAGCATTCAGTGACAGGACTGGCGATCTGTTCACTTACGCAGCAGTCCACTACAAGAATGCTCTCGATTTTGGGAAACCATTTGGCAAGACAGGCATAAAAGTACTGCCTGGTGAGCTGATAACCATACTCGGCATGCCAGGCAGCTACAAAAGTCTAATTGCCCAATGGTTAGGTATTGAACTCGGCGTCAGAACCGTCTACGTTAGTATGGACATGCAGCCAGAGTTGACCATGCGAAGATATCTTCAAATGGACAGAAACATGTCCAAAGAAGAGGTAATCAATGCCATTATTTCTGGTGAGCTCACAGAACAGGATGTTCCCGCCACAGTTATAGATAGGGATCTCACAGTTACCAATCTCCGCAATGTTTTCTCCGAAATCATGACACAATACCGCCCACAACTCATGATCATTGACCACATTGGCATGATCACAGGTCAGACGGACTACGGAGATCTCATGGCGACGAGAAGTAAACTCCTCTCCAAGATGGCAAGAGAGTATTCCACCGTTGTTCTTGCCATCGATCATGTTTCACGAGTTAGCCAAAGAGAAGGTCAAACAAACATGTCAAGTGGTAGAAACTCAATTTCAGAGGGCGAAAGTTCTGTCATGCTGGCCGTGTCAAAACAGAGCAAGAGACCAGACGGGATGGATGTCGTAGACGTCAGAACTCTCAAAACAAGAGATGCACCATCCTTCGAGGCGCTCTTGATAGTTAATCCAATAACACTGAGAGTTAAACTGATGGAGAACTAAAATGGCAAAGAAAAGAAAGAATCTCTGGAAAGAGGCTGAAAGAGCTGCAGAACACCTGGCTGTTCATAAGTTTGGGTGCATCCTCACGAGAAGAAGTATTCGAACCATGTGGCAAAAAGTGGACTTTTTCGGCGCGGATGTGGTTGGGAAAAAACCTGATGGCTCCCATGTCTACATTCAGGTTACGTCTGGCCAGGCGCCTGCAGTGAGCCAGAGGAAAAGAAAGCTTGAAAAAGTACCCTGGCATGAGACTGACACCGTTGTTCTTGCTCAGTACGTCTCAACAAGATCTGAGATAGATCTGAGAAGATACGCAAGAACATTTCACCTATGGGAACTCAAGAACGGTGAGTGGATGAAACTTGAGGATGTGCTAGTACCAACGGAGTGGACCAAACCGTATAACGTGGCAAGATAAAGGGAGAAGAAATGAGCAAAATAGATGATTGGAAAGAGGCTAAAGCAAAGGCACAGCAAACCCGTCAATTCGCCAACAAGGTTCTGGAACACCGTGACGGAGTACGCTATGAAGTAGATAAGTTTGGCATTACACTCAAGGCACTCGAAACATGGTACGGCGTGTACGGTCGTAGTTCAATTTGTCCATGGCCTGACTTTATTGTCTCAGAATTTCTGCAATTAGTTCAAGACAAGGCACGCATATTGCTCCTTGAGGTCGCCGACAGATTGGAATATCGTGCTGAGAAGCTTCGAGAAGAAGCGGAGTCTGAAGCATATGAAGTTCTTCAAGTCGTAAAAAGAGAACCATGATAACGCGGCGAGATAGGGTATAGAACATGACTAAAAACCGCGAAGTAGTGGAAGCACTGAACGAAGAATAATGGAGGGCTAAGCCATGTTGTACGTTTGGAGCGACACAGACACGGGCAATGGCTATGTAATCGCCGTCGAAGCGAGCACAGTGGACGAAGCCATGGCCGCAGCAAGCCTCAGGCTCGCCCAGGATGAGATTGGCAAAGAGTTATTGCCCGTCATTTGGACACAGGAGCCAGAGAAATGGATTAGCGTCTTCTGGGATCGCTGGAGTGTGTAAATTATGACACCGATAAGAAGATTGACATGCTATACTGTGCCAGTCGGCAGAAAATTTAGAGAGTACAGACGCGAAGACCCTGAGTACATCAGTATGCTGTACCAGAAGCTGAAACCATATCTCGCAACAACAAGAAGAACCTACATACCATACGAATGGGACTTTATTAGCAAACTCAAGCTGGACAGGGTTATTGCAGAAGTAGAGGAGGAATGTATAGGAGGGATAATTGAAACTAGAGTAACGCACTTCAGGCCAGTAAGATGGATGCCTGAACTAGAACTAGGCTGGCGCAGGCTAACACTTGAAGAGTTTTGTGCATACTACGGAATCAAACTTCAAGGGGAAAAGGATGAAAGTGATTCGAACGCGATCCGTCTTTGCTAAGTACCTGGGCCCGACAGATTACAAGGGGACCAGGTGGCTTGTGAGATGGGTCGATTCAAGAGACGCAACTGAAATGCGATACTATCCAAGGCGCTATGAAAAAGCATCAGAAGAAGATGCAATCGACTACGCAGTCAAGTACGCTCGTGAAATGGTACCATCATTGGAAACCACACTCGATCTAACAGAAGTATACGTAACAGGCAAATACGATGGCTACATCGTGACATTCCACTTTGAACCAAAAAAACAAAGAGGGGTGAAATGGAAATTTTGACAATCGAGGAAGTGAGTAACGGCGCAGGCGCCGCCTCGCGAGAGCTCAGACAGAAAGTAGTTGAGCTATTGGGCAAGAAATCGCAGAATAAAGTGCTCAATCTTGCCTACACTGATTACGGGGGAACCATCCTGGATAAGGTCCTTATCAAATACTACAAAACCCACTATCCAAAGAGGACCTGGGCTGAAGATGCCCCATTCTTCGGTGAAAATGCCTTCGTCTACATCACGCCAAGAGAAGAAGCAGAACTGAAGAAGTATCCATTCCCAGACGAAGAGGCCAGGGCCATCTTCGAAGAAATCGATATGGAATACTTCCTTGAAGCTATCGAAGACGTCATTGATGAACTCTACGAGATCAACCGGACGACAATGATCACATACGAATTCGACGAGGAGGAAGTAAAAGAATGGCTCATGGAAAACAAATTCGGATACTACCCAATCTATCCCTGGGGCATTGATATCAACTTTGCCAAACTTGAACTAGAACTGCTCTGCGCGGGAGTAATAAAAAAGGTAAAGAAGGTCAACCTGATAAGAAAAAACGCGAGATAAACCGCCTTAGAAGCCCAAAAGCGAGAGGGAAATAACATGGCACGGAACAACTGGATTGAAGTTGCTGTAGATGGGGGTTGGGGGATCTACGCCCCACAGGCCTTTATTGAAAGATATCAGACGTATCTAACTGGGGTCGATGTAGAAGACATTATCAGTCTGCTTAAAGGACCAGAAGACGAGTGGTACTGGGAAGCGTGGGAGAACGTTCTTGACAACGGTATCCTTGAAGATGAGGACGGGAACAAGTGGAGAATCTACCAAGATCAGGATGTGTTCATCATCAGAGAAGACATCCCTGATGAGGTTTTGCAGGATCTCTTCGGATAAAAAAAGGAGGATAAAAACATGTGCCACCAGGTAACGCCAAACGGGACCGGGTCCTTTTTAGCCTGGCGCCTTACGGGAGAGGCTTTTGTCGGAGTTAAAAGACTCGCAGTACATGAGAGTGAACTTTTCATCAGCGCTGTATCAATGCTCACGAGATACGAGGTGTACAAGCCAACAAACGAGCGCTATTCTGACACGGTTCTGGTAACGACGGAGAAACCAATAACAAAACAATAGGTTAGACTTTATATCCCAACGGAAAGAGGACAGTATGGCAGAACAATTGACCTGAGAGCTGCAATTCACATTGCGCCAATCCTGACCGGTGCTGATCCAGGTAAGCGGCTCAGATTCAACGAGACAAGGACAGGGCAACATCTCGATGACGACTATTATCCACACGTTCTGGCCTTGTTTTTGGTCGATGACATCCTCTTCTACGATGGAGAGGATGTTAGTGTTAAAAAGTTCTACATTCCAGACCCGTGGCAAGCGGGAAGAATGATCAACAAGCTCATGAAAGTCTGTGATGCAGAAGGAACATATCAAGCAACGCTGATCCTTGACCTGGAAAGGGCTACGGAAAGAGTTTGGAAGTTGGGGAAGAAAATCATCGAAACAAGAGAAAACTTGCAAAAAGGAGAAAGCTATGTGCCATGAGATTTCAAGGTCCAGTTCGCTTATCTACTACTGCATGGACTACGAAAGAGAACTGTTCGTTGGTGGGAAAACGATTCTCATTAGTAAAAAGCCTGGCGAGCTCATTACACCATTCATGGGAGATGTTGTATACCCAAAGGATGTTAACAACTACGTAACAAGGCAATACGAAGTCGTTCCTGCTACTACCTGCAAGCCAGTCGTTAGACAAGAAGTAACACTTTACATTCCGACAACTACAGGAACCTTCGGCAGGACAATAAGATCCAGGGCCGGTATGCACATTTCCCCGATTATCAGAGTGGATGAAACAGAATACGTCTATAAGTATGAATTCTTTCCGGCTGGCAAGTATAACGATTATCCCTATATCCTCGTAGTTTTCGGTACCAGCGATCTTGTCTTCTACGACGGCGTTGATGTGTCAGTCAAAAGGTTCTATATTCCTGGAGGCGATACACTGAAAGGAATAGCTGACGAGCTCAGAAAACTATTTGGCAGGATGGAAAAGCTGGACATGGAAATCTTTAAGCAAACTATCAAGGACACAAAGAAGGCATACAAAGCAATGGAGAAAGCAATTGAACGAGGATATAAATCTAGTGCTCAATGAGTACCTGGAAGAAGAAGGAAGATGGCTGAGCAATGTTCCTGAGCTGTCGTTAACTATCAAGACAGACGACAACAAAACACCAAAAGGTGAGCTCAGGCATGCTCTGCGTGTATGCAAGATTGTCTCGGGGCTGGGCTACAGGGTGCCGGGGTTTCACTGGCACCTGCCCAGCCTCAGAAGACATTTCTTGGGCCAGAAACGTCATCGCTCAAACCACAAGGAACTACTGGAGCTGGGAGTGCGTTACGGTATTAAACCACCAAAGGAGGCAAAATGGGAATTAGAGACCAAGAACAGAGTGAAGAAGGCATTGCAGCAGATCAAAGCCCGCTCTTAGACGCAATCGGCGGCATTGTCTACTCGGCCTATATCAGTAACCCAGAGGCGCTAGCTAAGAGCGCCAGCGATGCAGTAAAGATCTTGCAGGCTAGATGGGCATCGGAAGGAGAGAAATACGTGCTGAGAAAGGTTTTCGACTACATCATTGAGGAGCGATACAGATGAATGAGGCACGAAGCGACAAAGTCTACAACAAGCTGAAAGAGATCGACGACAAGATTGTGAAGTTGGATGAGGCAATCCAAGAACTGTCGGAGAAGCTCAATGAGCTCGACCAAGAAGTATCATCATTCTGGCAGTGGTACTATGACAAGATTGATTCAGAAAGCAAGTAGTGCAGCACTTGGCTTTGTCATTATCCTTCTCATTGGCAAAGCCCTGCTGCTGCCAATCCTTGTTTTCATGGAGCTGGAGAGGGAGAGAAACTTCTACAGAGATCTCTCTCTTGTTCTTGCGAATGAAGTGATCTATCTCCACAACAGGATAGATTACAAATGGCCGACCTATGGAGGAGGATACAAGATCAAAATTACAAAGGCGCATGTAGACACGTTCAGAGCAGAGCTGAAGCAGATTGAAGCAACTTACATGGAAAAATAAGGAGGGAACATGAAGGACCCTGCAGTAAAAGAAGAGAAAGCATATGTTCTTATCGAGTTTGACAAATTTGGGTTCAACAGAATCTTGGCTGTATCAAACTCGAAGCATTTTGCCAGAGGCTTCAGGGATGGCTCTGAGAAACCCGGAGTGAACCTGACAATCGAAGAGGCGCCATTGTTCTATCTAACGGAGGAATGAATATGCCACTGAGAGCAAAAACACCAGAGAAGATTGAGAAGAGGCTGAAGATGTTCATCTATGGACCTGCTGGTGTGGGCAAGACCACATCGGTTCTTCAGTTCCCGTCAAGCTATATCATCGACACAGAGCATGGAACCGATGAGTACGCTGAGATCATAGCTGCGTCCAACAGTGTGGTATTCAACACAACTTCGCTCGATGATGCCCGCCAGGAAGTGCGGGCTCTCTTGAGCGAGAAACACCCATACCGCACCCTTGTTATTGATCCAATCACGCACCTGTACAACGACGCTCAGGAGAAATGGGCAAGGATCTTTACTAAGTATGCAAAAACCCAGAAGGACGCTGAGATTCAAGATTTCGGTGTCAGATACTGGGCGAAAGTCAAAGCTGACTTCAAGAGCTTTGAGAGACTTCTCCTCAGCCTGGACATGAATGTAATCGTCACTGCCCATCAGAAGGATGTCTACGGCCAGGGCTTCACAAAACTCGGCGTGACATTTGACAGCATGAGAGGAGACGATTATGTCTTTGACCTTGTCTTCCGAATCGAGAGGAGAAATGGGTTAGTCTATGCAATTAAGGAGAAAGAGAGAGCTTTGCCGGGTAAGAACAGGTTCCCTAACGAGTTCGAGTGGAGCTATGAGAACTTCCTCGAGTACTACGGAAAAGATGTGATCGAGAGGGAAGCAAAGCCAGTTGAACTCGCTACAGAAGAGCAACTTGAGAAGCTGAACAAATTTCTGGCTGTCCTCAATATCCCAGAAGAGGAGCTGATGAAGATCCTCAAGAAGGCAAATGTGGATAGCTGGGAAGACATGCCAAGAGATAAGATGCAGCTCACACTTGAGTGGCTTGAGAACAAAGTGAAATAGGAGGGGCAATGTCAGTTCTGATTCTTCGCTGTTCTTGTACGCATCCGTACCAGGATGAGAAATACGGTCGTCACATGCGCGCTCATAACCAGACGCGAAAGAATGATGGCCAATCCTACAGATGTACAGTGTGTGGCGAAATGAAGTACGTCCCAAAAGGACAGACAAAAATAGGAGACCGAAATGAATGAGAAAGACAACAAAAAGAAAATCATCTATGTCTGCACACAAGGAGATTATTCAGACTACCACATTGCTGGCGTTTTTGATGATGAGAAGCTGGCCCGCAAGTTTGCAGCTCACTTTCACTGCGAGGTAGAAGAATGGCCCTTGAACCCGTTTGAACTGGAGCTCAGAAACGATTACTTTCCTTATTTTGTCAGGATGTCTAAAGATGGGAAGGTCATTGACGTGTATAGGGAAGAAAGCGATTATGGCTTTCAGCCCGATGAAAAAAGATATGGCCCAGACATTCACGGTAATCTCTACAACAAATGCTGGGCCAAAAACAAGGAGCACGCAATTAAGATTACGAATGAGAAGAGAGCCCAGCTTCTCGCGATGAACCAGTGGCCAAAACCAAAGCAGTGGAGGAAACAATGAGCTGGATTAAGTTCGAGACGGACAAAGAAAAAGTAAAGGTCAAGAGAGAAGCAATCGTAGCCGTAGCACTCAGATATTTGCCTTACGCAGATGACGAGCGCTACGAAGTTGTTGTTGCTCTCAATTGTAACAATGTAACTTCTCCTGCCCTCGGAAAAGAAGAGGCTGAGAAATTCTACAACCTTTTCACGGGTCGACAGGAACAAGACAGCAAAGAGCCGCTTCAGTGCCCATTTTGCGGCAGCAAAGACGTTTTTGTTGAAAGCGATCCAAATGAAGGATATTACTGCCACTGCATGACCTGTGAGTCCTTTGGACCGTTTGGGGAAACAAAGAAGGAAGCTATCGGAAAGTGGAACAGAAGAGAAGGTTGCTGACATGCGAGAGATCGTCATCCATGGCCTCGCTTTCCTGCTTGGGGCTTATCTCGGTATGATCATCATGGGCGTTCTTGCAGCACATGGTAGGACGATAGCTTGGCAAGATGGCTATGATAGAGGCTTTGACGATGGGAAATCAAGTACAAAACTGAGGTTGGGAGAAAATGAAAACGATTCGTAATGAAGACTATACAACGATTGTGCAAGGTAGAACGTGGAAAGCGGCAATCAACAAGTTCTGGAAGAAGGTAAGCTATGCGGATATGACGGTGATGATCCGGTCACCGCATGGCCATCTCTATGTACCAGGTACAAAGAAGAGACTTCTGGAACTTGTTGAGAACTTCTACCCCGGCAAAGAAACGCTGACGATCGGAAAAGAGATTGAATGGGAGGCAAATTGACTGAACTTGTGAAGTTTGTCCACAGAGAAGCACGGAGTGTGCAAATCTATGCCATTCTGCTTCTCTGGGGCTTCTTTAAGATCAGTGTCAACGTTGCTCATGACTACATCGGATTTACGCTCGGAGTTGGACCGTTCTACTTTAACACAAGCTTGCAAATGGAGGAATCATGAAATACAAACTGATGAACCTGTTTGAAGTCGAAGGAGAAGGTCTCAGCTTCTACGTGGCCACAGGATCTCCAAGATTCGATTACGTTGCCAATTTTGTCGAGAAGAAGAATGCAGTCACAGCAGAAGCTGTGAGATACCTTGGCCCCGTAGAGGTGATCGTGGATCAGACTAATCCCGACAAGCTCGAACAAGAACAGGTAGGAAAAATTGAGGAACCGGGAGAGAACGAAAGCGTATAAGTAGTGATCACCTCCTTCTCTCCATAAAGCCCGTATGGGAGCCCTGCTCCCTGCGGGCTTTTATTTTTGCAACCTGAGGACAGAGCTTCTTCAGTTTGTTTAAACTCTTTGTCTTCGGGATAGCAAGCAGGATATCATTTACTTTTATGCCATTGTGTCCACAGATCAGATCTTCTCCATCGTGCGAGGCGAAGGCACATTTGTTTTTGATTACAGGGCAGAATTTAAACATTCCCGTACTCCTTTCCATCCCATGCAAAGCGGCCACGGCTTATAACCACCGGATAGAGATTGTAGTTCCCATCATCCATGACGTAGGCCACGGCAAACCCATTCACCCCCGCTGTTGGTTTGTTGTTGAGGTAGCTGAGCTGGTTGAAATCACACAACGCGGGAATGGACCAGGCCGTGTGAGGGTCATCTTCAAGGGGAGTCACTTCGGTGAAGACCTGCAGGCTGTGTAAATGTCCGTAGACCAGGTTCTTGTGATAGGCAAGGATATGCTTGTTGGCGTGGTACTTGTTGGCCCATATACCGTGTAAGAAGTAGAGCTTACCGAAGTTGCGAACATGGTTCTCCTTAACGAAATTGACGGGGAATGGTACGTCAAGCTGGATCTCAATCTCGATAAGATTTTCAATTTCCGGATGCTGTTTGATATAGCGATTCAAGAAACCCTCGTGGTTCCCCAGGAAATACCAGACTTCTGGCCTTTTGCATTTCTCCCACCATGTAGTGAGCTTATCTCGCAAAAGGCCATAGTCATGAGCCAGCCTTTTCCCCTCCAGTTCTTGTCTGCTCCCTGCTGAATGGAGCCAGTGACTTACTGGCGCCATGTCCAGGATGTCGCCAAGAAGCACAAGAACATCGGGCTCAAGATCTGGCATAAACTGTTCAACGGCAGATAGCGCAGCCTCGTTCTGATAGGGCAGATGAACGTCGGCCAGGATTAGTATCGTTGTCATAGGCTCGGCCAGTATGCTCCAATCACGTCTTTCCGGTACCAGCTCATTCTGTGGAATGGAAGCCCTGTCATCCTGTCCATGAGCATGTGAGGCTGCCCAATGGACTTGCTGATGTCCCTTGCCAATCTCCCAAATGGGAAAACAGTCCAGATGGTGTAGTTCATAATCTTGTCAAAGTCATGATTCACGAAGCTCATCATTACATCAAGCGGCAGCCCAAGAATAGGCGGTGTAATCTCACTGAGTCCATAGGTACCCCAGAAAGCTCTCTTTCTATCCTCGTCATTGCCGAAGAACATGAGTGAGAGATCCTGTACCCAGCTAAAGGGTGCTGGCAGCGCTGCATCAAAGACAGTGTAAGGAAAGGCGCTTGCCATAGCAACCATGAACAGGTTGGAGAGAAAGGCTCTCTCAAATCGCTCGAATGGAGCTGTGCCTTTCTTAAAGCCAATTCTGGCAGCGTCTTGCAGGTATTCTTTCTGTGTCCTCAGGTTCTGGAGCGTCCATAATCTGAACCGGAAGAAGATTCTGCCAAGGGCAGAGTTGGCAATGGGCATTCTGTATGGAGCATCGTAGAAAAACTGGCTCCTCTCGACAAACCGCCTTGCGAAGGCAAGCGCCTCCTCGTGGCTGAATCCCATCTTCATGGCTTGCATGTAGCCAGTCAGGAAGGAACCGTACCTGAGCATCTTCTCAGGTTTTCTGATGAACATGGTTCCAAACCAGGAGATGGCATCATTGACCCCAGCTTCCTCAGAGGCGTTCTTGAGAGATTCAAAAACCTTCCCAAGCTTTTTGTCATGGGGGCTCATCTCCATAGCTTTCCTGAACTCGGCAACAAGACGTCTGAAATGAGGCGTGCTTTCCATGACTTTGCCCCGCAGTTCCGAAGAGTAGAACTCCTGGGCAATACCGCCATGAACCACGACCTCATGAGGTCTCATTTCCTCTGTACCGAGGAAAGGAAAGCGCTTGACAAACTCTCTTGGCCATTCGTTGTTGATGTAAGCTTTGTAGCCGTCCATGACGGCTTTGATTCCCGGCGAGCGCTGGTAAGTTAAAACTGTGCCGCCAAAGACGTTGGCAACAACAAAGCGAGCCACAGCAAGCTTACTGAGAAGCTGGTACTGACCCTCAAGGATAGACCAACGGGCTACATCGTATGGCGTGATTTCCTTCTGCTTAAGTCCGAAGAAACTTGCCAGTTTGTTCTGAATCTTGGTAAGCCGTGCTGCAATGGCCTCGTCAGACCATTTCCCAAGCACCCACTCAGGGGCGGCCCTGCCGGTGATCTGATAGAGCTGACTTAGCATATAGCGATCCACAAGGCTCTTGATCTCAGGATGTTCCTTGTTGTCAAAGCCGACAATCCTCATCTTGGCAAACTGAGGAATGATGTTGTTGTAGAACTTCAGCGCCTCGTAGCCAAACCTGTTCTGAGAGTAGCGCCTTGCCTGGTGATTCAGGTATTCCATCAGTCTCTTTGGAGAAGCATCATAACCAGGCAAGAACAGGATGCGAGGCAGCATGTAGCTCGACGTTCTTGGTCTGATGAGATCGTCGGGAAAGTCTTCCTCGATAACCTCACCCTGGAGAGCAGCTCTGATGGTAGAGATATTCTCGCCAGCTTCAATCCTCTTCAGAGCCTGATCAATAAGAGCGACTCTCTCCTCGAACGTAGCAATAACCTCTTTTGGGATTGGCAGGTATACTTTGTCTCTTCCGTGAGTGAAGCTAACAGCCTCTCCACCCGCTTTGATCAGTTGCTCGTACTTGAGCTTTGCCGCCTTAAGTGCCTCAACAAACTCTCTGTCTGAACGCCACATGCGGCCAATGTAGTTCTTTCTGATAGCAGGCTCATAGTTCTTCCTGTTGGGTGGCGAGAGCTTGAGATTCTTCCAGTGCTCAGGCAGCATATCATGTTGTCGCCTCAGGTTGAAGAAACGGTAGAACTCTTTGGCAAAGAGATACCTGTACTGGGACTCTCCATTGTACTTGCCCGGTTCTCCCTCGTACCTGCTTTGAGCGAACTTACTGAACTTCCTGTAGAAGTCCATGAGCTTCGCCATGTAGGCAAGCCGATCTTGCGTCCTCTTCTCCTTCGCGTTCTTGAGCATCTCAAGAACAACGTGCTGAGCAGCGGAGGCATTCTCAAGCAGGAATACATCCCCGTCAATCTCGGCCAGTCTCCTGATGTGGTCCAGGTCCGGGTTGCTCAGTATCCACCTGCCAGCTTTGTTCTCAAGTGTGAATCCAGCTTCGTACAGAGCAGAGGCTACTTTTGTCAGATGCTCAATATCTTCAGGACGGAATGGGTTCTGGTCGCTGTAACGTGGATTTGTAAGCTCATCCACAAGCGGCGTGAGTTCTTTTTCATGACGAGCAATGAGTTCATCCTTGGCGAAAGCAGCATTGGCGCCGAACTGCTGGAGTCTCATAACAGGCCCGCCGTAGGGCGACACCATAGTTCTTGCGATGACCTGCGAGGATTGCTTAACTGGAATCTGGCCCCGGACGTACTTATCCACGTATTCGGGGAAGAGCCATAACATGCCATGTTTGAGCAGGTACTTATTGAGCGGGCCCATCTTTTTCCCACTTACTTCATCTCGTACCTTGCTCATGAAGAACCGAAGCTCAGGAGTGGAGAGATCTGTAAGAGGCCTGCCTACGTAAAGCTTCGCTGCCCAGTCAAGGTAGCCGAGATAGTATGGGCCTTTCTCCTTGATTTCAGCTACAAACCTTCTCCACTCTTTTCTGAGGCCTGGTTCCATCCATTTGCCTGCCAGATCCCCTGGTTCTGGGTTAATAACAAAAACATAACCATCCTGTAGAGGTGCATTGATGTCACTGAGCGTATCCTTGACCGCCCTCATAGCCTCAAGGTGTTCTGCCTGAGACCAGGTAGGATCCATGAGAAGATCGGCGTAATAGCGATAGCCAGAAAGAACCTTGGCAAAAACAGCAGGATCATACCAGGGGTCCTCTCTCCACCTGGTAGAATCGCTGATTTCAGCCCTTCTCCAGCTCCTGAGAATGGGCTGCATGATCTGCTTGAGAGAGGCAGGCAGCTTCTCAAAATCAGGCCTGACAGGACTGAACATGACAGCAGAGGCAAACTGTCTCAGCTTCTCATCGTCTTTGACGAGATTCCACAGTTTGCCTTCCTCGCGCCTCATCTTGTTCAGGTTTTCTTTGATGGCCGCCTCATCGCGTGTTCTGTTGGCTAATTTAAGTTTGTGCTCGAAACGTTTAATAAGCACACTCCTGGCGATAATCTCATGAGCAAGCTTCTCATCAACACCAACAAAGTCAGACGAGTTTCTTAACCGCCAGAAGGCCATCCCTTTGAGATAGTCCGAGATCGTAGCTCTCAGATCGTTCCTGGCATTGGAGTAGAAGGTGTAGACAATATCTCCAGCAAGCTTCTGTTTTGCCCTCTTGGGTAGACTGATATCCGGATCTGTAGTCACTTTCTCAAGGGCACGAGTAAACCAGGTGAGATAGGACCGGTCTGCAAGGTACTCAAGCGGCACTTTCGTTTTCTCACCCTGGTGTTCTTGGATGTATCTCTCTACGTAGTTGTCATAGTCAAAAGCTTCCCCCCAGCCCTCGCCAACCGCATCTCTCATGAGATCCCTGAGAGAACGATAGGGATAGCGGTTTTCGAGGAGCCTGAGTACAGCTCTGTGCATGGAGTAGCCTGTTCTAGCCCAATCTTGGCTGAGCTTCCCGCCGGGCTTCTCCATGATATCTCTTGCGAGGATGCCACTCCTCTTGGCGTTAGTGATCTGCCTGATGACACTGGCGATGTTCTCTTGCTTGCTCATCTCCATCGCGATCTTGACAATCTCGGCCTCATTAAGAAGCCCAAGCTTGTCGAGAGATGCTAGCATGCCAGTGCCTTTGGGCACATCCTGCATCTCGGGGAAAATAGCTCCAGTCTCTACCATGCGCCTGTATTTGTAAGGCGTCACAAAGTCAAATGTATCGAGACCCGTCACAGCATACTTCGGATTGGAGATTACCCTGAGATAGCCAGGCAACTGCTCTTTGGTGTAGCCAGCTTCCTTTAGGGCTGTAGAAAAACGATCAATGGCCGTCGCGATTTCAAACAGATTGTACTTCCTGCCTGCGTAGTAATTCCTGCTCAGCCAGACATTGTGGAGATCCCTGAGTGCATAGAAAAGATCGCCGTAGTTCTTGAAAGCGTTCTTCGGGTCATCAATGCCGGTGATCTCCATAGCATCCTTGAAGATCTTCCCCTTTATCTTACCACTCAAAATGTCTCTTACATCATTGGGCCTGTTCATGATGGTAGCTATGCGCTTCGCAAACTTGTGATCTTTCGCAATGGCTTCGGCAAGCAGTGCATAGCCGTTGCTCACCGTCTGAAGATCAATAGCTACCCCATACTTGCCGCTATCAAGAATGGCACGCTGGTAGACTGCTGTGAGAAGATCGAGAGGCTTCTCAATAGACTTGTTTCCCTTACCCAGCTTGATTTGCCAAAAGGCTCTCACATTTCTAGCGTGGCTCATGATGAAGCCAATCATATTCTGAGTTTTGGCCACACCAAGAGACTTCTCGGCCCTCTTATCAAGATCAAACCAGTTTGTCTCATTGCTTGCTTTGACTGTCCTGTTGAGCACGCTATCCAGCTTGCTCAATTCCTCAGCAAGGCCGCCAGTTCTCTCAATTGTTCTTAGAGTAACCTCCTTCCCTACACCAGGGAGCAAGAACGCCGTATCTATATCCAGGTCAGCCCCGCCAAAGATATGCATCATGGTATCAGTGATGTGAGCCCTGTAACCAGGATGTTCCTCGCCAGTGAACCCGATAAGATCAAGAGCCTGAACATCATAGCTAGTCGAGATAGGAGTTCTGCCTGCGACGATCTTGATCGTATAGAACTTCTGCGTCCTTTTCTCCGCGTTCTTGAGATAATCCCAGGCGTCGCCAAGGGTTCTCTTCCTGTACTCCTCAGGCACGAGTTTATCAAGCGTCTTGTATTTGATTTTGCCTTTTGTCCACTCTGCGACAACAAGCTGGTCAAAAACATCGGAAAGGGGCATCTCGCGCCAGCCATAGTCCAGATAGACTCTTGTAAGTTCGGGAACGCCTGCTTTCTCGGCTTTTCGCATGTAGTTCTTGCCGAGCGTCTTCTCCATGTACTTGAGAAATGGAGTATCGTAATCACCGAGAACAGCAATCCCTCCAGCTACCCTGTCCCCAAAAGCACCCGTCTGGATTCTTGTCCTGACTACACCCTCAATGTAGTTGGCCGCTCTATTCTCAAGCAGCATGCCGAAAGAACCGTCCAGCATGGCCGTCATGAGCTGACCTGGTGTCAGAACGGCCTCTCCAGCTCCCTCTGGGCCACCGGCCAATTCCCTCTCAAGGTGCTCAGCAGCGATCTGAGAGCCAACCGTCTCAAGGAAATTCCTCACGCCAGCCTCTTCACGTTTCAGAATCTGAATCCGCTCGTACTGCTTCTCAGCGGACTTCTCCATGATGTCTGACGTGAGACTGGTGAGATAGCTGAACTGCTTTGGAATAACCACCTTCCAGTTGTGCTCTGGGGGAATATGCTTCTGGCTGATGACAATCACAGAATCCATTGGCACAAGGAGATCATCCCCATCCTTGTACATCTTCTCGCCATTCAGCCCTTTGTTACCCTTGAGCACGGACTCATGAACGATACCAGCGTACCCCTGAGATATCAGCTCTTTCTCAAGATCAGGTGGGGGAGGCTGTTCGGAGTGCTTCAGCATGGTTACTGAGGCACCGTTCTTGTCCCTGAAAATCACCGCTGTCTTAAGGGCACCGGCTTTGTTTGAAAAGCCAGTGATGTCACTGTAAAGGTCAAGAACAGGGCGAACCGTGTAGGTCAGGCCGTCTGTTCCCGTTCCCTCATCAGCCCTGACCTTGTACCTAAGGTACTTCTTGCCATCAATGGTGACAATGCCATTTCCATCAGGGATCTGCTTCAGCACAGAATCGGGGATCTTAAATCCCTTGGCAATGGGGAGCTGAAGTCTCTTTGTGATATCACTGAACTTAATGAACCTGCCAGTCGCAAGGTAATTGTCGCCATAGAGCGCCTTCAGAGCCTTGTGGAGCGTGCCCATCTCAGTCGGGTCAAGGCGTTCCGGCATATCTTGTCCAGTAGCTTGTTTGTACTGTTCTTGCATTTCAGCGAACTCTTTCTTCGCAATATCAGGTTTCAATTTCTTTGCAAAGAGAGCCTCTGAACGTCCAGATTTTGGATAGACCCCAATCAGAACAGAACCGTCCTTGGCCTCAATGTACCGAACAATACTTTTCCAAACATCCGGCTTGAGATTGGCAATATCAACAAGATCGCCATTGTAGACAGCATATCGAACTCGCTTGAAGGTCACATCCTTGATCGTATCAAGATAAGACGGAAAGACACGATCCTCAACATCCCGATTGTGCGTTCTCACGTAGTCGAGAAGCCAATCCACGTCTCTAAGCCGCATGGTTCTGCCCATGATCTTGCTGTCACGCACCTGCGGTACGATGAACTCAGCAATATTCTTGCTGTTAATTGGCACCTTCTGACGATTGAACCACAGGCGATTGAAGATCTCAGGTGCTTCAGCGATCTCCCTTGGCATTTCCTTGTAGCTTGAGACAATCTTGAGAGCCCTGGTAGCAAAGTCTACAGGATCTCTGCTCTTGGCAATCTGGTCGTAGATTGTCTCCTTCACCTTGTAAGGCAGCGCATTGAAAGCAAGAAGCGAATCATAGTAAGCATCCCCAGTAGAGTGCTCAAGGCTTGCTTCCCTGTTTTTGACCGTATCAAGGACTTCTTTCTTCGTCGTAATAAGATCTCTCAGTGTGTAGGGCTCATCAGAAAGCTCAGGCACCCTGAACTCTTCGGGCATGTCTTCCTTGATGTCCGGGCTGAGGGACTCTGTGAACTCGGCAGTAATCTTCCTTCTCAGCGCGTCAAGACTTTCTGGATCAAGGGGCTCAAAAACATCGGCCTGAATAGCCCTCACCGGCTCAAAACTATCGGGGAAGTATCGCTCCGTAGCAGGTATAGAATTCTTAGGCGATGTATCTACAACCCATTCCACATCGGGGAGTGCTGCATTGTAAACCTTATGGAGCTTCAGCACGCCTGTTTCCCTGGTGGTCATAGGCAGATAGTAGTCATCACCATAACGTACAATCCACCGGTTGGCAAGACCTCTTAGCTCATTCACCTTGAAGGTTGTACGCTTCAGAGCAGACTTGAGAATTTCCTCGGCCTCTGTACCAACGGGCGGAATCTTCTTGATGTTGTCTACCAGTCTGAAGCTATCAATGCCACTCCCGTAGAAACTGTGGGCAACAACCAGCTTCTTCCCGTCAGGCAATTCCACCATTCTGCTCCTTGGTGAGAAAAGCCTGAGCCCTTCTTCAAGAACATTGGGAGAAAGCGTGAGGACGTCCTTGGTCGGTGTGAACTTATCCAGGTTGCCTGACTTTTCCTGTCTCTCAAGCCTTCTCAGGACAATCTGTTCTTTTCTGGGATGAAAGGTATCCAGCACGTAGTACTGGCCATCTCGCATGTAGATGGGCTTATTCTCGGCGTTCTGAGGAGTAACCACATAGTCGCCAAGATATGTCAGGACCTTTCTCCAGGCATCTGGGTCCCCACTCAGGGTATTGTCAATCTCTCTGAGAACAGCACTGATGAGGTCCCTGTCCACATACTCCTTTACTGTCTCCTTCGGGCCCCTACCCGGAATGCCGAAATAGGCACCCAGCAGAAAGTGATAGACCTGCTCAGGAGTAGTCTGTCCCCTCAAGTGGGACGGCAAAGCCATGAACATACCGCTTGCAAGAACACGTGCAAAAGCCCGTGCCTTCCCAGCTCCAGCAAAAGCAGGGATCAGCCTAAGGGCATTGAATCCAGCTCCGTAGAATCCACCCCAGGCAGCGGCTTCAGCAAGCCCTTTCACACCATCCGTCCAGACAGAGGGCCATGACATGACTGCAGAGGTGGCCGCCATAGCCGTACCCTCTTTGGCCATGTTGACCAGCATTTTCTTGGCTGTAGACATCTTCGCGACGCCTTCGAGGCCTTCCTTCACGCCATGCAGGATAGCGCCAGAGATGGCCTTGTCTACAGCTTTGAAGACACGCTGTGGCGCACTACCCGGGAAGGCGAAACCAAGAACAGAGCCGAGAGAGCGGAAGATGCCTTCTCCCGTTGTTTTTGGCTCAACGGCGGGGATGGGAATCGTAGTCAGGCCCTCGATAAAGCCTAACGGGACCTGCTCTGCGGTGTGGAGTACTCGCTGAAGGAATGGTTCCTCTGGCTTAGGAACATAGTCAACCAGGGGCAGTCTGGTGCGAAAATCAATACCTCTCCTGGCTGCCTCAAGCTGGAGATTGAGCTCCTCAGAGGAAGTGAAAGACTCAGGCGATTTCTGATACCTGAGATACTGTTCAATGAACTCTTTATCATCCATGCTCTATGGTGTATATGTGCCTTTCATCCACTCGAAACTCTGGGCAGCAGCAGGCGCAGTTCCCACCTTGAAAACTTTGCGCAGTAGCCCACTCTTGTTAACAGCTCCTTTGGCAGCATTAAGCAGACCGCTACCCGCCTCTACGGCCTTGCTTCCACGCAGAGCCCCAATAGCCCATTTCGCACCGCCGACACCAGCGGCAATGAGTCCTGCTGAGACTGCAATATCAAGAAGCTTCTTTAGGGCAGCATGATCATTTGGCTCAGGCACAGTAACACCATAAGGCGCGAGAAGCTGATTGAGCCTCATGGCGTTCTCTTTCGTCCTGAGTTTATCATTCGTGAGGTAAGCTGCAAGAGCCTGTTTGAGTTCCGGTGGAAGGCTTTGAATACCTGAGTAAGTAAGCATTGTTATCACCGCCTAATAAGTGAATGGGCCTGGATTAAGCATACCGCCAAGAATGCTGTACCGTGCGGCCTCTCCAGCAGCGTTGCTTCTGCCGGCAATCTGGGCAAGCTGCAAGAGAATTGGCAAAGCCATCATTTCTGGAGCGATGTAAGCCTGCTGCGGCTGGAAAAGCGCAGAGCCAAAGCCAAGTGTCTGCGCCAATTCGGGCGTTGCAACGTCATATACCGCAGCAGCCTGTGCCGGGTTTCTTTCTGCTGCTTGCCTGGCCGCTTCCTCAAGAATAGCGGCCTTGTCCCCTTTGGACTTCATGCCAGCTTTCCATAGAGCCTTATCAACCCAATCAGTAAAGCGATCAGTCGTCTCTTTAGCCCACTGAGCTGCCTTTGAATAGAATGGCATGTCAGTTTCTCCGCCACTCCCGCCAATAGCTCCGGGCGGGCTCTCCGGGATAGGTTTGGTCTTTCTGTTGTAGACAATTTCCTCGGCATTT